TCTGTGGCTTTGGGTGAAAGTCATGTAAGAACGGTCTCGTCTTCTAGGTTTAAGGATGGCGCCAGGTTCAACAGCTGGGCTGCCGGAAGGTTGGTCAATGTTCTTGAGGAATTAAAGATAACGGGTCATCAGACACGATATTGAGGGAGCCCTCAAGGAACTTATAACAAACGAAACTATCGATGTTGAGGCTAAGGGTAGAGATAGCTATAATGTACGGAACACTGTCAATTATATCTGCTTTACAAACCACATGAATGCCTTGCCACTGTCTTCGGATGACAGGCGGTATTGGGTCATCTACATTGGTCACAAAGACAGAGACAGTCTACCAGGTGCTGCTGGTATGTCCTATGAGGAGTATTTTAATCGATACCACTCAGCTTTACGGGACCATGGTAGAGAAATATGCAGATGGTTAACAGACTTGGAGATTGACATGTCCCTGTTCGGAGCAGCTGCCGCCCCTGAGACTGAATTCAAACACAGAATGATTTCTGCAGAGGTAGAAAACATAGCAGGGTACGATGAGATTGTAAGGATCATCGAGGAAAATGAGACTGATTTCATCAATGAGGTGGCTGTCTCACGCCGTGCTTTGCAGGATGGATTTGAGGCGAGGAGGTGGAAATTGCCGCCGACTATACATCGGACCCGCATCCTACATCACCTGGGATACACCGAAGACAAGAAGATTTCAAGGGAAATTAATGGAAATCAAGAGTGGTTTTACGTTAAACCAGAAATTGGAAGGCCTGAGGTTATAGCTGCTGAAGAGGCAAAGGAGGGTGGTTTCGACGACATATAAACCGACTAAAGGTGAAAAAACCATAGAAAACCGGGATGAGTCGGTTTCTATTTTGCCTTATTTTTCAATCTCTTATATACTAAAAACCTAAAAACCGAGTATATATAGAGGTCATATATAAGTGAAATTATAGTGTATATAGTAGGGATAGTAGGGATAGTAGGAGAATAGGGTAGAATAGAAAACCGACACGGTTTTAAGGTTTTTCGGTTTTAGACCGTTTTGATGACCTGGAACAAAGTAGCCAAAAGTGGAGTTGAGCGATGAGCCGAAAAGGAATACCCAACAAATTCACAGCCGACATGAGGTCTATGATCCAACAAGCCTTTGAAGAGGTGGGAGGAGTAGACTATCTGGTAAACCAGGCTTATGATAACCCGAAAGCTTTTATGGGGTTGGTCGGTAAGATCGTACCAGCTCAAATCCAGGCAGAATTAACCATCAGCCTTGGAGACCTTGAGCAGCGATTGATGGATGGAAGACGTAATGCTCGAGGAGGTATGGTTGAGCACGATGAGTTTAATATTTTAGAGGCTGAAATTATCGATGAGGATGATCAGCCTGCAATCTCTTACGCAAAGGATCTATGATGTCTTACAATATCCCAGGAAACCAAAAACCTCTTGAGCACGAGTGGACTACCCCTCCACCTGGGTCTGGTCCACTTTTGGTCTGTAAACATTGTGCTGTTCGTAAAACCGCGGTAGCAGGCAGCTTTGAATGCCGAAGAGACAAGTATGAAAGCTCTCCTGTCAACAATATCGATTATGATCCTATCCCATGAAAACATCCAAAGACCTTGAAACAGAGCTAATTGAAGAGATTGCAACCTTTTATGCAGATCCTCTCGGGCATGTGAGGTTCAGCTATCCATGGGGGCAAGGATCATTAGATGGTTTTGAAGGACCAGACGATTGGGCAGTAGGATACCTTACGGAGCTCGCAGAGGAGATCCGTGCCAGAGGGTTTGATGGTATACATGCAGTTGAACCGATCATGTTCTCGACCTCCTCTGGTCATGGTATTGGTAAATCTGCCATGGTGTCGTGGTTGGTCAGGTTCTACATGGACACTAGACCACACTGCAAGGGGGTTGTGACAGCCAACACGGCACAGCAGCTTAGAACCAAGACATGGTCTGAGTTGGCCAAATGGCACAATGTGGGGATCACAAAGCACTGGTATCAGCTCAATGCCGGTTCCCAAGGAAGCCTAAATGTCTACCACAAACACAGCCCAGAAACTTGGAGGTTTGACGCGCAAACTTGTGAGGAACGAAACAGTGAGTCATTTGCTGGGCTGCATGCTGCCAACTCATCTCCAGTTTACATTTTTGATGAAGCATCAGCTGTTCCTGAAAAAATCTTTGAGGTGCGTGAAGGAGGTCTCACAGACGGCGAACCTCATGTTCATGACTTTGGAAACCCCACGAGAAACTCAGGAAGGTTTTTTGAGAACACATTTGGTAGATATCGATCCAGATATCACACAAGATCGATTGACAGCAGAACAGTCAGGATTACAAACAAACAACTCATAGATCAATGGGCTGAGACATATGGGGAGGAAAGTGACTTCTTCAAAGTACGTGTCCTTGGCCGCCCACCTGATACAGGGTCTCTCCAGTTCATACCTACAAGCCTTGTCAATCAGTGTACGATGCTAGATATACCACAGACTTCAGCAGATCCAGTGGTCATAGGAGTGGACGTAGCTAGGTTCGGCGATGACGAGAGTGTCATCTGGACGCGTAGAGGACGCGACTGTGAGTCACTAGGGTATTTCAGGTACTCCGGTATGGATACGATGACACTTGCATCCAGGGTGGCCGAGATCGCGTCTAAACACATGCCTGATGCGGTGTTTGTAGATGGGGGTGGTGTTGGAGGAGGTGTTATCGATCGCTTGAGACAACTCAACGTGCCCGTGACTGAGATCAACTTTGGAGCTAAGGCCACACAACCTGGGTATGGAAACATGGCTGCCCAAATGTGGGGAAACCTTCGAGAAGTTATGAAGGATGGTATTCGCATACCAGATGACGATGATTTGAGAATGGATCTAACAGGTCGTGAATATGGGTTCACACCTGCAAACCTTCTGCAGCTCGAGCGCAAGGATGATATGAAGAAGCGAGGATTGAAGTCACCCGATCTTGCAGATGCATTAGCATTGACCTGGGCATATCCAGTATTTCCATCACGTCTAGGATTTAGTAGTCATCAAGATCAAATGGCTCAGACTGATTATGACCCATTTAAGTTTTAACTACACATGTTACCAAAACTGTTTCACTAAAATTGAAACCGTAGTATAAGGCCAAATGAACGATTTGATCGTATTTAGTCAGGTGGATGAACATCCTCTTGCCTGGACTCTCAAAGACGGGTTTCGACATGTCACAGGAGTCCTTGCTTGTCAGGAAGACTCATACATCCAGATAGACTGGTCTCCTACAAATGGTTTGATTTTCAAGCCTGTTGGTGGAGTGGGAGAGCTAGGACTGATTGAATACTACCAAGATCTAGGGGCCACACAGATTGTGGTCCGTGAGGTCTCAAGGCGGAAGGCAGTAGGTGCTATGATGGTTGTCAATAACTGTGTTGGCCATACCAAGTCCGCCCTCGGGATCCCTTCCTGGGCTTTAACCCCGTATCAATTGTATCTATATCTCCGAAAGGAAGTCAGGTCATGAAACTGTTTACTTTACCGGGTGGTGGTATGTTTGGTGGTGGAGGGGTTCCAAGCCCTCCGCCTCCTCCACCTCCTCCGCCCACACCTCCAAAAAAGCAGGATCCGGCTGTTCGTGAGGCTCGATCCACTCAGCGTCGACAATCAGCAGCTGCTGCAGGTCAGGCCGGAACGATAGCTACGTCTGCTCAGGGTGTTCTTACGCCTGCTACTACGACGTCTAACGTCGGCAAAACAACTTTGATCTAGGGGATAAATGATGCCGGAACTCGGATCAAAGCCAATGAACACAATGTTGGATGAACCTGATGGAAAGGTTTATCCAACCCTTTATCTGAGTGATGCTGACGCTCGTGCTATCCTTACAGACGCTCAACCAGGAGACGAGCGGATGGTGACAGGTACAGTCCGGGTTGCATCAGTTTCAAAGTCTAAAAACGGTGAGATGAGCGGAACCCTGGAATTTGTGTCATTAGACATGGAAGACAAGGACGAACCGACTGCTGCCACTAAGATGTATCCTACCATGGTGGAGTCATAACATGGCGCTTTTTGTAACCCCTGAGAACCTGATGAGCACGTCGTCCTACAAGGGGCGACGCGGCACTGCTTTGAGGCGTTACCAGCACCTTGAAAATGACAGATCAAGCTTCTGGTCTCACTGGCAAGAGATTAGTGATTATACCATTCCTCGGCGTGGTAAGTATCTCATTGAGAACCAGAACAGTCGCGGCCGTAAGCGGATGGGTAAAATCATCGATAGTACAGGTACTCAAGCATTGAGAACCCTTGCTGCGGGTATGATGTCAGGAATGACTAGCCCTTCTAGGCCGTGGTTTCGTTTTGCTCTTGAAGATCCTGATATCGGTGACAGCCACGAAGAGAAATCCTGGTTGGCAAAAGCTGAACATACTGTTCGGGCCATCCTTCACAAATCAAACTTCTACAATTCCATGTTTACTGTCTATGAGGAGTTAGGTGCATTTGGCACAGCCCCAATGTACAGACAGCGGAATTTTAACAGTGTTATCCGCTTCAGACCATTTACAGCAGGCGAATATGTCATTGCTGAAAATGATCAAGGTGTAGTAGATACCGTTGGACGTTATTTTACAATGACAGTTGCCCAGGTTGTTAGGAAGTTTGTAATGCAACCTGACGGCTCTATGGATTGGACCGGTGTAAGCCGTACAACACGGCGCCTTTGGGATCAACAGGACTATGATAGCTTGATCCCTATCATCCATATGATACAACCTCGAGATATTGCGGACCGTGATCTGAGTCGTAAGGATCAGATGAGTATGCCTTTTAAGTCTGTTTATTTTGAGTACGGTGGAGAAGGTAATGACCTTCTGTTTGAAGGTGGGTTTAATCGTCTGCCCATCTACTGCCCGAGGTGGGATGTTCGACCGGGTGATATCTACGGACAGTCTCCAGGAATGGAAACATTACCTGATATTAAGCAGCTTCAACAGCAACAAAAGCGGAAAGCTCAGGCCATTGATAAGATGGTCAACCCGCCTATGGTTGCTAGTGTACAGCTTCGGGGTAAGCCAACTTCTGTACTTCCTGGAGCAAACACTTACGTGGATCCTTCTCAAGGTGGTCAAGGCTTTGCACCTGCTTATCAGGTTCAGCCTCGTATCCAAGAGATGATGATGGATATACAAGAGGTTCAAAACCGTATTCAACGTGGGTTTTATGCTGATCTCTTTGCAATGATGATTAACTCCGACCGGCGTCAAATTACTGCGACAGAGGTTGTTGAGCGTCATGAAGAGAAGCTAATGCTGCTGGGCCCGGTGCTGCAACGGCTCAATACTGAGTTGTTGGATCCGATGCTCGAAGATGTTTTTGAATTTGCTTTGGAAGGTGATCTCCTCCCGCCACCTCCCGAGTCACTTCAAGGACAAGAGTTGAAGATTGAGTATGTATCCTTACTCGCCAAGGCCCAGCAGGCTACAACGGCCAGTGCGATTGAACGGACCCTTGGGTTTGCAGGTAACTTGGCAGCCGTCTTCCCACGTGTTCCAAAGATGATTAATGAAGATGAAGCCTTGCGACAGTATAGTGAGATTGTTGGTAACAGCCCATCGGTCTTGAGATCCAAAAAAGATGTTGATCAAATGATTGCTGCTGAGCAACAAGCAGCTCAAGCCGAACAGCAAATGGGTATGGCTTCTCAAGGAGCACAGGCTGCTAAACTTCTGTCTGAGACAGACACTCAAAACCCTAACGCTTTAACACAACTACTAGGAGCATAATAATGGGATACGGAAAAAAGAAACCAGGTAAGGGTGGTAAAGGTAAGTGAACGACCACGTCGTCCGTAATAGTTCAGACTTAACTCAGATCCAGAAAGCCGAAGATTGGCAAGAGGATCGTGAGAGAGACCTGGATTATATCCTAAAACATGAGCGTGGGCGGCGCTGGTTGTATACGCTTATCTTTGACACATGTCATATAAATCTTCGAAGCCATGTTCCGGGTGATCCTGAAAGCACCGCTTTCAATGAAGGTGCAAGGATGATTGGCCAAGATATCATCAACAAAATTAAAGATCGGGACATGTCAGCCTATTTGACTATGGTCAAGGAGGGTGAGGCTGATGAGTAATCCAACTTATCGTTTCCTGGCAGGTCAAGGTCAGCCTGACAATCCTCAGCTAGGACCATTCAATCTCAATCGCTATGCTGCTGGTGTTCTGTATGAGCAGGCCAACGGCGACTTCGTCAACGTCAGCGCCAACACACCCTTCCCTATCGCCTTTGGTAATAAACTAGCTACTGACGCTTTCGGGCGGCAGCGCACATCAACACCAACAACACTGTTCAACAGTAAGCAACTATTTAGCAATCTTCCGCTGTTCTGGGACGATCAAGAGGTGAGTGGGTCTGGGACATCCTCTGTCCATAGTTCGGCCCGCGCGTCCTCAGTGATGTCTGTCACTGATAGCACTGCCGGTAAGCGTGTGCGTCAGACTTTCCAACGGTTTAACTATGAACCGGGCAAGTCGCAACTCATATTGCAGACAGCAAACCTTGCTGGCGTCCTCGGCACGGGGGTGCAGGCGGCGGTTGGAATGTTTGATGATAACAACGGGCTGTTCTGGGAATACGACAACGGCACCATCTATGCCTGTGTTAGGTCTAGTACGACAGGAAGCGCGGTCACAACTAGGGTGCCGCAGAGTGAGTGGAGCAACGACAAACTAGACGGGTCAGGTCCGAGCGGCGTGACGCTTGACCCGACCAAATCTCAAATTCTTGGTATAGACTTTGAGTGGCTCGGCGTCGGCACAGTCCGATACTTCATTGTTGTTGATGAGGTCTTTGTCCTCGCGCACGAGCAACATCACGCAAATCGCGCTGCTGGCGTCTATATGTCAACGCCAAACCTACCGTTGCGGTTTGAAATTGAAAATGACGGTACGGGAAGCGCTGCAAGTGTGGAGCAAATATGCTCAACCGTCATCAGTGAGGGTGGGTTGCAGCCGACCGGGCAACTCCACTATGCGTCAACAGATGGGACGCTGCGTAATTTTAACAGCGTTGGGCAACTATACCCAATAATGGGTTTACGTCTAAAGGCCGACGCCATCGGCGAAAGTGTTGACATCGACTATCAATCAATCAACGCCCTGACAAATGATGATTTCGAGTGGGTCATAGCCTTCAACCCAACCATTACGGGAACAAACGGAACGTGGACTGCCAGACCAAACAGTGCGTGTGAGGTTTATGTTAACGATGCAACAACACCCGACACGGTAAGTGCTACTGGGCAATCTATGGCTGGTGGGTACGGTTCGGCAAACAGTTCGGAAAGCGCATCGCTTCGCAACGCGCTGCGACTTGGTGCAGCCATCGACGGCACAGTAGATGAGATTTATCTGTGCATTAGACCAATCACGGCCAACGCTGATTTTCTCGCAGGTATCGGTTGGCGTGAACTTTCATAGGAGGAGAATATTATGAGTGACGAAAAAAATGTGAACGACGACACCAAAACCGTGGTAGAGTCAGGTTCTGATCCTGAGGTTCAAAAAAACCAACAGGAACAAAAAGATGTCGACGCCAAGACTGATGAGCAAAATGCTTCTGAGTCTGATGGCGGCAAAAAGACCGAAATCCTGCTGTCAGATGACGAGGGTAAAGGGTCGGACGCTAAAAGTGAAGTACCTGAAAAGTACGAGTTTGAAGCGCCCGAGGACTTCGAAATCAGCGAGGAAGTCCAAAGCAAATTGGATGCGTTCGGTGAAACAGCTAAGGAAATGGGTCTTTCACAAGATCAATACCAAAAGCTTGTTGAATACGACATTCAACGTGGTCAAGCTGCCATTGAGGCATCAGCCACACAGTATGCTGAACGTGTTGAGTCTTGGGCAGAAGCCACCAGGACCGATAAGGAATTAGGCGGTGAAAGTCTTAAAGAAAACTTAGGCATTGCTAAATCAGCAATTGATGCCTTTGGTTCTGATGAACTGCGGAAATTAATTTCTGCACCATCTGCTGAAAATCCAGACGGTCTTGGTTTAGGTAACCACCCAGAACTTATCCGTTTTATGTACCGAGTTGGTCGGTCCATTGGTGAGGATCGGCTCATCGAAGGAGACGGAAGCGAAAAGAACGATCAAGATGTTCTTAAGCGGATGTACCCGACCATGTTTAAAGAAGCCAGCTAATTTGAAAGGAGCCTATTATGGCCACGCTTGGCGTTAATAATCCGACCCTCGCTGATCTTGCGAAGGTCACTGACCCTGATGGCAGCATCGCTGATGTTGTTGAAATCTTGAACCAGACCAACGAAATCTTGGCTGACATGACCTGGCTTGAGGGCAACCTCACGACTGGTCACCGTTCGTCTATTCGTACAGGTCTGCCCAGCCCGACGTTCCGTAAAATGTACGGTTTCGTTCAACCGACCAAGAGTCGTTCGACCCAAATCACGGACAATACCGCGATGATGGAAGACTACTCCGCTGTCGACAAAGCCTTGGTTGAAATGGCCGGTAACCCGGCTGCTTTCCGCCTTCAGGAAGATCGTCCTCACATTGAGGGCATGAACCAAACCTTGGCCACGAAAATCTTCTATGGCGACGAGTCGTCGGCACCTGAAGAATTTACCGGCCTTGCTCCTCGTTATGCTGACACAACGGCTGAAAACGGGGACAATATGATCGATGGTGGTGCGGCTAATGGCCAAACCGATTGTGCATCGATCTGGTTGGTTTGCTGGTCTCCTAACACCTGTCATGGGATTATTCCTAAAGGTTCGAAAGCCGGCCTTCAGACCCGTGACCTTGGTGAAGTCACTGACCAAGACACGGTCGGTGGAACCACTGGATTGCGTCAGGTATACCGCACCCATTACCGTTGGGATGTTGGTATGACTGTTCGTGATTGGCGTTATGCTGTTCGGATCCACTCGATTGACCGTTCCCTGCTTACGGCAGATGCGGCAACCGGTCCTGATCTGAACGATCTGATGTTCCAGGCCTGGACGGAAATTCCGAACCCAAGCATGGGCCGTTGCGCATGGTATATGGACAAGCAGATCTTGTCCTTCCTGCGTCGCCAAACTGCCGCTGCTGTTTCTAATTCTACCTTGACCACAGAAATGGTCGGTGGTACGATGCAGACCAGCTGGGGTGGTATTCCCATCCGTCGTGTTGACGCACTTCGCGTCAACGAAGACAGCCTGAACTAAGGAGAACTGATCAATGGCTATTCTCGACGAACTACTTGAATTCTGCGATAATGTTGATGTTTCGGCAACCGCAGGAACCGCCCTTGTCGGTGACGTTATCGACCTTGGTTCACAACCACAAGACCTTGGCAGCGGTGAACCTATGTATCTGGTCATTCAGACCGGTTCAACATCGATCATCACAGGCGGCTCGGCTGGTACTATCCAGTTTCAACTCGCCTCTGATGCAGCCGCAGCAATCGCGGTTGACGGGACTGCTTCCACACACGTCCTGACTCCGACGTATGTGACCGACGGCGATGATGCAAATGCCGCCGCGCTTGACGCTGGTGGTGTTATCTATGTTGGTGCGTTGCCAACCGGTGCCGGTGTTGCCTATGAGCGCTATCTAGGTGTTCTTGTCACCACGGCCACCACAACGACGACGGCAGGGACGATCAATGCGTTCCTGACGAAGGATCCAAAAAATTGGGTCGCACTACCTGACGCTGTCAACTAAGACAGCATAACGCGGTGAGGGAGAGAGTCATTCGGCTCTCTCCCGATCCATCTTCCGGAGGAGAAACCTATGCCTAAAACACTTCGTTTCCACGAGCCGGCTTATTCTAACGAATACGGCTATTTTGAAAAAGACACTGTCTATACAGACGTTCCCGACGACTTCAATCATAAGCGTTCCGGGGTTGAAGTGATTTCTAGTACTTCTGAAATTGGTGAGATGGATAACGTCAGAACCAAAAACTACGATGGTTTGATTACATCAGGGATCACAAAGGCTAAAAAATCTCCTGGTTCTAAACCAAAAGCTTCTAAGACAAAAATGTCGACGTCTCGTCGGCCCCAATCAGCAGCCCAAGCTGCTCAAGATCTGTAAGGATTTGATCAATGACGTCTCAAACTCAGATTGGTAAGCTTGCTCTTCAACATATCGGCGATCGTTATGATATTTCCGATTTGTCTGAAGCAAGTGTTGAGGCAGAGCAAATTAATCTTGTGTATGAAGACGTTCGCAAAGAGGTCATGCGCCGCCATCCCTGGAACTTCGCAACCAAGTTTGCAAGTCCTGCAACTTTGAGTGTGACTGTTCCAGGGAATTGGGATAATGCTTATGCCTATCCGTCCGATGCGTTGCGTATTATTGAAATTGTTAACCCATTAGGACGAAACCTTCCTACACTAGATTTTGAGATTGGTCTTCTTTCCGATGATACTAAAGTTATTTTGACGGACGAGGACAACGCTGAGTTTAGATACACAGCTGATATTTCAGATCCCACACGGTTTGATAGTGAGTTTACTATGGCGTTTTCGTTCATGCTTGCTTCAAGGGTTGCAATGCCTTTAACAGGCGACGGTGGTATCAAACGATTGCTAATGCAAGAAGCAGAAGGACTGATTTTGCAGGCCGGAGCCACAGATGCTAACGAGGGACGAACCGAAGAGCCTCCTGAGGCAAGTTGGATTACAGCAAGGATCTAAATCATGGTTAAGGTTATTCAATCAGATCTGAGCGGTGGTGAGGTTTCCCCCGCAATTGGTGCAAGGGTTGATATTTCTAGATATCGTGAGTCTCTTTCAAAGTGTGAAAATTACTTTGTTCGGGCACAAGGCGGTGTTTTGAACCGGGCAGGTTTGCAATTTGTAGCTGAGGTCAAGGACAGTTCAAAGACTGTTAATCTCCATGAATTTGAATTCAACACAACTCAAACATATGTGTTGGAAATAGGAGACCAATATATCCGCTTTCATACTGGAGGTGGATTGGTTCTTGAAAGCACAGGAAGCAAAACAATAACTGCAGCCACTTCTGCAGATCCTGTTGTTATAACCTCAACATCTCACGGTCTTTCAAACGGGGATGAGGTGTTTATAACAAGTGTTGTAGGCATGACTGAATTGAATAATCGACAATTCAAGGTCAATAACGTTGCTGCTAATACCTTTGAACTTCAAGATATGGGTGGAACCAACATCGATGGTTCAGCGTACACCTCTTACGTATCTGGTGGGTCTGCCAATATTCCTTATGAAATTTCTACACCTTATCTTGAAGCTGATTTGAATGAGTTATCTTTTGTTCAGTCGGCAGATGTGATGACCATTTGTCATCCTTCATATGCTCCAAGAGATTTAACAAGAACCGCAAACGACGCCTGGACTTTAACAGAAATAACATTTCAACCCGAACAGGTATTTCCAACAGGGGTTAGTGTTACTGTAAATTCTACAGGTTCTGAAACAGATCGGTATGTGGTTACTGCAATTAACAGAGAAACATCTGAAGAAAGCCTTAGAGGTTTACACACCACAACTGAAACAATCAGTAACATTACACAAGCCGATCCCGCTGTTGTGACAATCACCGGACACCCTTACACTGATGGAGATGAAATTTATATCCAGGGCGTAGTTGGTATGACCGAGATCAACAACAAGGTTTACCTTGTATCTAATTCTGCTACAAACACTTTTGAACTTCAAGACACCACATCAGCAGATATAGACAGCACAGGTTATACGGCTTATAGTTCAGGCGGATCTTCAAACAGGCAATTTTTTGAAGTCACAAACTCCAATACTACCAGGGATAACACTATTTCCTGGACCTCCGCTGTTAATGCTGAAAGCTATGCTGTTTATCGCGAAGACAATGGCCTTTATGGTTTTATTGGAAATTCAGAAACAAACAGCTTTACTGATGATAATATTGCTCCTGATGTTTCTGACACCCCGCCTAAATTTAGGAACCCTTTTGTAGGAACAGGGAATTTCCCGTCGGTTTCCGGCTTCTTTAAGCAGCGTAAAGTGTTTGCCAATACAGACAACCGTACTCAAACGTTGTTCTTAAGTCAAACTGGTAATTTTAAAAACTTTTCCGTGAGCTCTCCTCCTCGCGACGGCGACAGTATTACAGCAACAATTGCGTCGACAAAAGCTAATGAAATTCGAGGCCTTGTTCCAATCAAGGATCTAATTGTTATGACGTCAGGGGCTGAGTGGTCTGTAACAGGGCCTGACGGTATTATCCGGCCGGCTGATATTCAGGTTGTTCCTCAAACCTATTACGGATCAGACAAAGTTTCGGTACCCCCTCTTGTGGCCGGGGAAACAGTCCTTTATTTGCAACCCGGGCAAATTGTCCGGGATCTTGGGTATCAGTTCGCTAATGATGCTTATTCTGGAAATGATATTTCAATTTTAGCTAGGCACTTATTAGACTTCAACGAAATTACAGATTGGACATTTGCAATTGCACCGTATTCCATTGTGTGGGCGGTGCGTGACGATGGGGTCATGCTCGGCCTTACATACCTGCGCGAACAAGAAAAGTTCGCATGGCATAGACATACAACAAAAGGTAAAATCAAATCTGTTGCAGCAGTCAGGGAGGGGACTGATGATAGGCTTTATGTTTTGGTTGAAAGAACAATTGGTTCAAGGACTGTTAAATATGTCGAACGTATGGACGATCGTAAATTTACAGATATTCAAGATGCAATATTTGTGGACTCGTCGGTTACTATTGACAGCCCTGTTGCGATTTCAAGTTACACTCTGGCTGATCCGTTGGTGGTTACGACATCGAGTTCTCACGGTTTTAGCAACGGGGATACAGTTGACATTGAGGGCATTAACGTCATCGATGCTTCTGAAACGCAAGGCTTTAAGCTTGACACAACAGACATCAACGGCACAGGGTATACGGTAGCAAATGTCACAGCAACGACCTTTGAACTTCAAAACAACAGATCTAACGTTGATGGAACAGGATTTGCAGCCTACCACAGCGGTGGAAATGTGCGGAAAGCTGTTAGTACGGTGTCCAACCTATGGCATCTTGAAGGGGAGTCGGTTACAGGCCTTGCGAACGGGTACGTTATCTCTGGCACAGTCTCGAATGGAACATTGACTCTTGCAAATTCCGCATCTCGCGTGCATGTCGGATTAGGATACACATCTGAAATTGAGACACTCCGCCTGGATGCTGGTCAAGGGTCTGAAAGTATCCAAGGCAAGTCAAAGAAAATCAGCCGCATGTCAGTCACCCTCGATAAGACTATAGGGATGAAAGCCGGCGTAGTTCGATCTCGTTTGAGAGAAGTGAACTTCTCATCACCTGCTCTTTGGGGTCAACCGCCAGAAATGTTCAGCGGCGTGAAAGACTTTACTCTTCCACCAGATTGGAATAAAGATGGAACTTATGTTTTGCGTCAAGAAGATCCATTGCCTTCGACTATATTGGCATTGATACCTGATGCAGTTGTTGGGGGCAATTGATGCAAGGTCGCGATCTAACACTTGATGATCTAGAGAACGTGGGAATTCTTCTTCTTGCTATGCATGAGGAAAGTCAAGTTTCTCATTATCCTCCTGCAATTGAAAGAGGTCTTTATATCCTTGCAAAACTGATTGTTGATCCTGAAGTCTTGACGTATGGGGCTTTCAATTCAGAGGATAAGCTTGTAGGAGCCTTCATTGCCGAAGTTACAACTCATCCTTTTATAGAGTATAATGTCGCAAAAGACCTGTTCTTTTATGTTGACAAAAGTGCTCGAGGATCTCGGGCAGCTTTGATTTTGCTGAACGCCTGGGATAACTGGTTCAAGGAAATTTCTGCAGATATGTCTATGATTGAAATTTCTGCAGGGGTTAACAACGATGTGGTGGATCGAATGCTCTCAAAACGAGGGTATGAAAGAGCCGGCACCCTTATGTTTAAGGAGTCTGTGTGATGGCACTTGCCAGTTCTACCGTTGCTGCAATCAGCATTGCAACAAGCGTTGCCGGAACCGCAATAGGAGCACTTGGAGCTTACCAGCAGTCTAAGGCTGCAAAGGCTCAAGCTGAATATCAGGCACAAGTTGCTCGCAACAACGCAACAATTGCTCAACAGGATAAAGCTGCTCTTCTAGAACGATCCAAGATTGCTGAGCAGGATCATCGTCAAAGAATAGCTCAGACTATTAGCTCTGCTAGATCTGCAGCTGCTGCCAATGGTTTCCTTGTTGATGGGGATGACGACGAGACTAATGTCCTATTAACAGCAGATTTGGCTGAAGCAGGCGAGCTTGATATCCTTCGCATGCGAGACGAAACATCCTTACGGGCACGAAATCTAGACGTTGCTGCTATGAACGCTGAGTCTCAAGCTGGACTGTTTCAAGCAAGGGCTGATGCTGAAAGCCCGTTATTTGCAGCAGGTTCTACCCTTCTTGAGGGAGCTGCTAGAACAGCTGGAGCCGCGTATAGCTCCGGAATGTTTTCGGGGTCGACAAGTTCATCTGGAAGTTCCTATAGAAATCCACTAGCAGGAACAAGCGTGGGTCGTCGTTACGGCCTTAATAGCCCGTCAGGATTTTAACTATGGCTAGAATTCCAACACCTGGATTTTCAGGAGCGCCTCAGGTTGGTAGCGTTGGGCTTCAACAGGAAGTCAATACGCCAAACCAAAGCTTCAGTGTTCCTGACTTTGGTGGACAAGCTCGAGCCTTACAGGCTGCCGGACGATCTATTGGATCTGCTGCAGGGGCTTTGACCACTATCGCTGAAGAGATTAAACGGGAAGAGGATGATGCTTCTCTTCTTGAGATCCAAACAGCATATGGTCAATGGGAACAGCAATACCTGCTTGACCCTGAAAACGGATTGTATTCTCGACAAGGCGGAAATACGCGTGGGGCTTTTGCTCAAGCCCAGCAAGACTTCCAATCCTGGCGTGAAGAGTATGCTTCAGGAGAAATGTCTGACGAAGCAAGGATTGCTGTAGATCGTTGGTTAAACGCAAGATTTAACGCCGAAGCCGGCACTATTGCAAACCATGAACGTACTCAAATGAATGAGTACAATATTGAACTGCTTCAAACATCGATGGCTCAGGAGGTAGCATCAGCTGCTTCCAGATACACTAGTCCTGAAGCGCTTCAACGCTCTGAAACTTTGATCCGACAGCAAGCAGCTGAAATTTCAAGACGCGAAGGTCATAGTCCCGAAAGAGCAGCAGCTTATGTTCAGAACCAAGTTGCCGCAATCTACGACGCATCGATCCGTAGAGCTGTTGCTGATGGAGCAGATGGTCATGCTGAAAACCTTATGGCAGAACTAGAACGCCGTGAGGAACTAGGTGAAAATGATCCTGCGCGATTGACTGTCGATCCTGAAGCTATGGCCGCTCTTAAGACTATGGTCGAGGATACCTCAATTGCAAGAGAGGTATATCGTCAATCGGACGACATCATGGCTAGGTATAGGGGTGATCAAGCAGGAGCTCTTGCCGCCGCTCGAGATATTGATGATCCTACAGTCAGAGCTGGTGTTGTATCTGATATTAACTCTAGGTTTTCTGAACAACAGCTTATTAGAAACCGAGTCAATGAACAACGTTTCAACTCTGCCGCCAATGCTGCTGCTTCCGGACAACCTGTAACAGAAGATATGCTTGCAGGTCTTGACCCTAGAGAAAGAGCCTATGTGCGAAGCTTAGAGGAAGAAGCACGCTTCAATGTGGCAAATCCCAACTACAATCGTCCTGGAGATGGTGGTGTTACCTTTGAAAGGTACATGAACAATTTTGATGAAAATGCTGCGTGGCTTCAAGACATCAGTCTTGCAGAGTTGAGATCTGAATATCATATGGGAGTAACAGAAACCCAATGGCAAGGCATGGTAGCCGAGTGGCGTGGGGCCCAGGTTAATCAGGATGCTGCTCAACGCGCAATTGCTGAAGCTGAGTCTGCGAGTCTTGCATCTGCTCAAGAAGCCATTACATCTATTTCTCCGGACGAGGCGTCAATCTTCCGTAGTATGCTACGCTCCAGTGGATTTGAAGACGAAGAAGTCACGTCTACCAACAGCGAGCAATACGATATGTTGGTTCAGGGTTTTCGTTCAAGGCTCGATGACTATCGTCTTGCAAACCGTGGGCGTGAGCCTGATCGTCAACAGAGGCTTCAGATCCTTCAGTCCATGGCGTCTGAGATGGTCCAGTTTCAAGACTTTGGTGGGGCAGGTCCTTCTAATCGTCCTGCTCCTATCAGTACAGATCCTGAAGACTTCCGACCAGCAGCCCTGTTCACTGACGAGAACGTCCGAGATCTGGCGGACAATCTTGGTATCAATGAGGACACAATGCCAGCAACATGGTCTCCAATGCTATCAGGATTGAGAGCTACAGGTCGAGCGGTAACATCGTCCAACATTGAATGGATTTATGGACGAGCCCAAGTAGCAGCACCTGGAAATGAAGGAACGTTCTTTGGGGTATATCCTCAAATTTTCAATTTCTTCACGGCCAACGGTATCTTAAATCCAACAAATCAAGATTGGATTGACGCATATACGTTCTATAGGGATCAGGAATAATGGCAGACCTACTTGATGGAATTTTGCAAAGACACAATGTGTCTCCCATCGATCGTCCTGAAGAGGAAGATGGTCTTGCTCCTTTGAACCCACGGCCAGAGTTAACATCTCCTCGTCGACCAACCTACTCTTTTTCCGGTCCTCAGTCAGTACTAGACAGACATCAAGGGGCAACACTTGACCCCCTGGCTGCGTCTTTGATAAAGGACGAGGATCCTGATCAGTACGCTCGTGATCTTGATATCGCGGCTCGCACAGGTATGCCCTTGTCCCTTGTGCGCAATAATCCTGACTTGGACAGAAGCCTTAGCATCAATCAGATGCGCGAACAATTGCGCAATGATAACCTTCTTCGCGGATGGATGCAGCAAGGTAATAATGGCTATGTGAGCCACGACGTCATTGAAGATTTGAGGCGACAAGGAGAAATCGCTCAAAGGCTTTTGGACCGTCCGGTTGTTCAAGGAACTTTTGAACGTATTTCTAGGGCCATTGGCGAAAGAGGTTTTGACCTTACATTGCTGCTCCAGGAATTTGCAGCTATAGGACTTGAACAACCGACAGGCCCTATTGCTGAATTCCTAGAAGAGATGATGCCTTTGGGTGGTGTTGTTATTGGCGAAGGTCCGGACAGCAAGCCAACCGACATACCGCTGTTCACAATCGGCGGAGTTACAATTTATCACCAAGCCTGGGATAGTGAAGAAGCCGAAGCCTATTTCAATAGGGTTGAAGCTGGAGAACAACCACTTCAGCAGGCTCTGCGTCAACTTCGCGATATCGATGCTTTTGGCGCCGACGTCGATAGTCGTAGTCTTGAGCAAGTGTACGATGCAGGAGCTCTTGAGCTTTTAAGCTGGGGTCTTGAGCAAGGTATCATTTCGACGCCGGACATGTTGGCGGCGGTATTTGCTACTCCTGCATATGTCGCAGCAAGAACTACTGAGATTGGTACTGAACGGGCTGAAAACCAAGGTAGGGATTTGGCCAATGCTACAGATCTTCTCCAAGCTCTTCCGGCCGCGGCGGCATCAGCTTTGCTTGAGCGTTTTGCTGGTCGAAACCTTTTGGGCCTTGGGGATGCTGTAGTCACCAGGTCTATTGGCGGCATTCTGTCTGCTACAGGTCGCGGTGCCCTTATTGAAGCATCTACTGAGGCTATTCAAGAGTCCCTGGAATATCTTGGTGCTACCGTTGGAACAGATGTCGACGTTGACCTTTCTGAAATGGGCATGCGAGCCCTTCAAGGTGCGGTTGTTGGCGGCATCTTTGGTGGTACAGTTCGAGCTGGTACTGCTAGCATTGAAACTGCTTTGGACACACGTCGGGCTTCTCAGCGTGAACAAGCGGTCCGAGACCTGAACAACGGAAACCAAACACTTCGAGATCGAGCTCCTGAGGTATGGGCAAGCCATACAAGTATGGTGATGCGAGAAGGTGGAGTTGACAACGTCCGAGTTGACGAGGAAGGATCTAATATCCTTAATCAGCTGGTCGATGAAGACACAAAGGCATCTTTGGATATTGCGGCAACAGAGGAAACTCAAGCCGGATCCGGTATTCAATTGAGCCTTGACCAATTCTGGAACCTGTCTCAAGATATCATCGACCAGATTGCTCCTAACGTGTCTTTCCATTCGAATGAATTGACTACAAATGAAGTCAATCGGGTCAAGGAAATCACTGACCAGCAGGATGGAAGTGTTGAAGAGCAAGCAGCAGCTGCAATTGAAGCCGGCAAGCAGCAAGAAGCTGTATATGAAAATGTGCTAGCTCAGTTACAACAAAGCTCAGGTCCTCTGAGTCAGAGCCCCTCTGCTGCTAGAGCTGCTGCTCAACAACTGTCAGCCGCATTTGCCTCACTTGCTGAACGTTCCGGATTGTCAATCCAGGAAGTCTCTGATCGCTTTTTGCCTCGTATTGTAGCAGCAGACAGGCCTGTTACTGGAGAGGGTGTGTTTGAGCAAACAATTGATGAGGCTTTTGAGAGGCAAGAGTCCGGTGAGCTTATCTATACTGAAGGTGAGGCTACAGGATCTCTTAACATTGATGAACAGGAAAACAATATCCACGTCAATCGGGTTCGGGCTCAAACTGAAGGAGGTGGTCGTGCGGCTCTTCAGCAGTTAATCCGAGTTGCTGATAGTCAGGGCAAAACAATTTCTCTTTACGCCGAACCCCTGGACGGTAGGTCTGTTGACGATCTGATCGAAATGTACGAGGGTATGGGCTTTCAGTTTGATGGAGAGTATGGAGTACGTCAACCTTTCCAGAGACAGTTCAATCAATCCGAGTCTTATCTCGACGACACTATTGAGATCGACGGTATTGAGCGTTCAGCTGTCAACAACGAGGGGCGTCGCATTGCCTACACTCGTCAAGGACTGGAAAACTTCTGGCGTTGGTTTGGGGATAGTAAGGTTGTAGATGATCAAGGTCGTCCTCTTGTTGTGTATCATGGCGACAGTGGAGACTCAGGGTTCCAAGAGTTTGATACCTCTCTTGGTAACCTTGCCAGTGGATCCTTTTTCTCGAATGTACGAGAAGTCGCGGAAAGCTACATTGATCCTGAAGATGGAGGAGCAATTTATCCTGTCTATTTGAGCTTTCAAGGAGATGTTGCTGAGATCAATTGGGAAGGGAACGTCTACGATACAGCCCTTACCGGAGAAGAATTCTTTATAGTTGATCCTGATGGTGACATCATCGACGGATTTGAAACTCGAGAAATCGCTCAAATGCAATTAGACGACTGGGTCTCTCAAGAAGATATTGAAAGCGATGAGGGTTATTCTATTAACTCTCGAAAAGGTCGTCCTATTTACAAAACAACCGATCATTTTGTGGCAGACTCAAGAGCGGATGGAAAAACTTCAGCAATCGTTCGAAATGTCATCGATCTCGGTGGAAATCAAGACTTAGAAGACGTAATTACTTCCGATGTTTTTGTGGCCTTTGAACCCACTCAAATCAAATCTGTTGACAATAACACCTTCGATCCTCAAGATCCTAACATTTACCTTCAAGAAGCCCGAGGGTCTATTGACTTCTCGAACATGGAAGACATTATCATCCGTCTCTACAAGGCGGAAAACCTGTCGACATTCCTCCATGAGTCAGGACACCTATACCTGGAGATGTTGGGTGAGTTGTCTCAGGTGGAGACAGCTTCACCTCAAATGAAACAAGACTATCAGACTGTCCTTGATTGGCTTGGAGTGAAGGACCGTAGTGAGATTACCGCTGAACATCATGAAAAGTGGGCTGAGACCTATGAGACCTACCTCAAAGAAGGTAAGGCTCCTAGCAATGCATTACGTGAAGCATTCAACAAATTCACAGCCTGGCTTGGCTGGATCTACCGCACTGTGGCCGTCGGGGGTGGTCGTGCAGACTTGACTCCTGAAATCAGTGAGGTCATGGATAGGATCCTAGCAACAGATGTTCAAATCCAATATGCTCAGAACCATGCTAGAATGAGCCCTCTGTTCACAGAAGCATCTCAGGGTAGCTTTACTCAAGAAGAGTTCCAGGCATACCAGGAGGCATACCAGGGCGCGCGAGACAGTGCTCACGCTGAGCTTGTTCAAGAAGTATATGCTGAAGAGCGACGCGAAAAGACCAAATGGTGGAAAGAAGAGCTTGCTCGTGAGGAACAAATTGTCCTAGATCGATTGGGTGACGACCCAGCCTGGAGGACTCGATCTGCTATTCAGACAGGTAAATTGCCTAACGGATCTGACCTTCCGGGTGGTATGCCTTCCCAGATCAAGCTTGATAGGGATCAAGCAAACGACTATGGCTATGATCTTCCAGGTGGAAACCAACTAGTCAAAAAGGGTGGTATGAATATCGAGCAAGCAGCCCAAATGTATGGGTTTGCTTCTGGTGACATGATGCTTGAGGCATTGTCTAATCTTCCTCGTACTGAGGATGGCAAGTTCCATACAGCTCAGTCCTTTGCTGCAGCACAGGCTAAAGCTGCAATGTTGGAAGCACACGGAGACATGTTGAACGATGGATCTATTGCTGACGCAGCAATGGAACAAATCCATGGGATGCGGCAGGCTGATGTCGTAGCCCTGGAGCTTAAAGCTCTAAACAAGATGGCTAACCGCACATCCGCTCCTTCTCATCGTGTCCTAAAGGCAGCAGCTCAGAGGATTATTGGCGGAAAGAAGATTGGAGAGATTGAAGGAGAAGGCAAGTTCCTTCAAGCCGAACGGATGTATGCTACTCGAGCACAAGACGCTATGGCTCGTGGTGACGTTGCTAAGGCCGCTGATTATAAGCAAAAACAACTTCTCAACATGCATCTTTACCGAGTAGCTCGAGACGCTCGTCGTGAAAGTGACACGATGATCAATCGTCTTCGTGGCTATCAGAAACGAAAATTCAATCCGCGCAAAACCCATCCTGATTTTGTCAAACAGCTTAAAAACCTGTTGGCAGGTATTTCATTTGTAGGTCGTATGACAGACGCCAAAATGGAAAGGCTGCAAGGTGAGACGTTTAGGAAGTGGACTGAGGAAGCACAAAAGGAATTTGGGGCTCAGTTCCATATTAGCGGTGAACTCGATAAAGCTTTGACCCGTGAAAACGCCCAGTCTATGACGTTGAACGAACTTCGAGGTCTTCATGATACTGCCCGAGGCCTGGTAAAGCAAGGTCAAAAATTCTCTGAGGAGGCTGAGGCTGAGTACAAAGCTTTGAGAGACTCAGTTGAAGAAAGCATTTTTGACAATGCTACTCAGCTCAAAGCCCGTACAAGGGATCGTCAATTTTTTGACGGAGTTAAAGGTAAGTTCAAACAGTTCATGGCTAACCACAGAACGATGTCTAGTGTTGCTGTTGCCATGGATGGTGAGCAACGGGGCCGTGTATGGGAAGTCCTGTATCAACGTATCAAGCAGGCCGATGATCGATACAACGATCGATCCATGAAAGCAGGAGACGACATTAACAATATCTTCAAAAAGAACTACGGCTTTAAAGATCGGATGAACTTCAATCGTAAGGTGAAGATCCCCGGTATCCAAGAACCTTTGAGCCTAAATGCTCGTTTGTCAATTGCTTTGAACATGGGTAACAAAGGTAACGTAGATGCCTTGCTCAACACCTATACTGAAGAGCAATTACGCCTCATTGGGAAAAGTCTGAGTGACAAGGATTGGCAGGTAGTCCAGGATGTTTGGGCTTATATTGACAGCTATTGGGAAGATCTTGCTAAGCTTGAGGAACGGACGACAGGTGTTCGTCCTGCTAAGGTAGAACCTACACCGTTTGAGATTACAACCTCCAATGGCACCAAGCTGCAAATTGATGGGGGATACTATCCTCTTGTTGCAGATCCTGAAGGTAGTCCCCTTGCCCAGAAAGACTTTGAACAGCGTAACAGCCTGGATGGCTTCTTGGCTGGTGGTCACAGCAAGTCTACCACAAAACATGGATCTACCATTGAGCGTGTGGGCTTTGGTAAGCAGCGCGAAGTATGGACGTCATTGACAGTCTTGTTCAACCATATGGATGGCGTGATCAAGGACATCGAGATGAGGGAAGCAGTCCTTGAGGTTAACAGGATTATTGAGGATCCGAAAATTAAGAACGCTGTCACTGAGGCCGCAGGTATTGAATATCATACCATGATGCGTGAGTGGCTCAAAAACACATTGGGAGGTCCTCCTATTCCGACAGACCCGATGGAAAGCTTTGTCAACTATCTTCGGACAGGGGTCAGTATTGCTGAAATGGGTTTGAGTGTTCGGACCATTTTGCAGCAACCCCTCGGATATCTGTCTTCTGTAGGTCTTCTCGGAGAAAAGTATACAGCCATCGGGTTAGGAAAGTTCATGATGGATCGAGGTGAAGCGGTCCGCATGGTCATGGAAAATAGTGCCTTCATGCGCAACAGATCTGCTACTTTCAACCGTGATGTTCGAGATGCTCAACGTCTTGTCGGAGTATCTGGTCTAAAAGAACCGGTAGTGCAAGCAGCATTCTGGGGAATTCAAAAATTTGATCTTGCTGTTTCTGTTCCCACTTGGCTTGGAGCTTATCAGCAAGCCGTTGATAACGGAAAAAGTCCTGTTGATGCTGTCGACATCGCCGATGACATTGTGTCCAGGACGCAGGGGACAGGTCTTGCCAGGGACCTGTCCCCAGTTATGGCTGGTGGAGTATGGAAGCGGCTGTTTACCATGTTCTATTCCTATTTCTCGGCCTACCATAATATACAATCAAACCTGTGGGGTCAAGCCCGTCGAGCTAATACTCCTGCCGGTTGGTTGAAATATGCTCGTATGCAAATGTGGGTAACAGTCCTTCCTGCCATTATTACCGCTCACTTCTTTGGTCCGGGGGCTGAAGAGGATGATTGGGAAGAGGTAGCAAAGTATTATGGTGGAGCCACAATGGCTCATGCCTTTTCAGGTGTGGTAGGTCTGAGAGATATTGCAAATGCTGTTGCAACAGGTTTTGACTATCAGCTTTCACCGGCTCAAAATCCTATAAGTAGTATCTCAAATCTTGGCGTCCAAATAGCTCAAGGTGAAAACGACGCAGCATTATGGAAAGCATTGGTTATGGCTACAGGATACACTCTCCATATACCTGGAGCTAGAGCTGTTAATCGAGGTATCGACTACTTCTGGGAGGAAGGCTTTGACGAACTGGATACCTTTGAGGGTTGGTGGAGACTAACTGTAACAGGTCCAGAAAAGTAGTTATTTTTCAGGCAAAATGGTGTATACCTAACATCTGAAAGGACACCCCATGACCATTGCTAACGAAGACGCCAGAACTGGCCCGTACAACGGCAACGGATCGACCACGGTCTTTGCTTATGACTTCAAGGTGACGGATCAGTCGCATCTGGTGGTGACACTGACGTCTAGCGCTGGCGTGGATACGATCCAGACAATCACGACACACTATACCGTCAGCGGTGTTGGTGATGAGGGTGGCGGCAATGTCACGATGGTGACTGCGCCCGCCAGCGGTGAGCAGCTCACCATTACGCGATCTGTGACGAAGACACAGACCAACGATTATCAGAACCGTGGCAGTTTCCGTCCAGACAATGTGGAAGGGGCGCTTGATAAGCTGACCCAGATCACGCAGGACTTGGATGAAGAGCTGACCCGTGCGGTGAAGCAGCCGGTGACCTCCACCACAGAACTGACGTTCCCGGCTCCTACAGGTAACGCATCAAAGGTAATCCAGTTTAACAGCTCTGCTGATGGTCTGGAAGCTGGCCCTACCGCGACCGAGATCAGCAACGCTGAGACAAACGCTACTGCCGCAGCCGCATCTGCATCTGCCGCCGCGACCAGCGAAACGAACGCTGCGACCAGCGAGACGAATGCCGAAAATAGCGCAGCCGCTGCCGCCGCCAGCGCGCAAGGTTTTGCCGCTGTTGTGCTTCTGACGGCGTCCAGCAACGATGTCGAAGTAGCTGACGCACGGACTTACTATCAGGTTGATGCGTCCAGCAACACGGTTGACATTAACCTTCCCGCCATCGGATCGGAAGACGGCCTGTCTTACACCATTGAGGTGCTGGACGTATCGAACGCCATCACATTGGTTCGTGACGGCAGCGATACGATCAACGGCGTGTCTGGAAACTACACCGGGCTGGTCGAGGTTGGGCAGGTGATCCAGATCATCGCGGATGATGGAACGCCGGATAACTGGATTGTGGTGCAGTCATCTGCTCTCAAGGTTGATGATGCTACGGTTGAATTGAGTGGCCGCACGATCCGCGTGAAGGACGGCGGTTTGTCTACGGCTAAATATGCAGACAACAGCGTTACCGGCACCAAGATTGCGATGGGTTCTGACGCACAGGGTGATATCCTCTATTACGATGGGACCGATTATGTTCGCCTTGGTGCGGGTACATCGGGTCAGGTTCTGCAAACCAATGGTGCAGGTGCAAACCCATCATGGGCAGACAGCGGCGGCGGGATTACAGATGAGGGGTCAACTGCTGTAGCCTCTGGTTCAAGTGTATCTCTGGCTACGGGCATTTCTGGCGCAACCCGCATCACCATCATATTTGATAGTGTCAGCCTGGATGGCTCGAATGATATGTATATCCAGCTTGGCGATAGTGGGGGGCTTGAGACTTCCGGTTA